GAATAAAGTCTGCAAGAGCTGTGATTTTTGTTAATATCTCACTTTGTTTTGCTGCAAACTGTGTTGCACTATAAGCCTGATACAAGAAGTCTATGGCGAAGGCTGCTGGGAAAGCCCCTCTGCCATAAGCTGGGTCTGGGTCTTCAACCTTGCCGTTTTTGGCAACGTAGTACGTATAAGCAAGATTGTTCTGCATGGTCACGACGTTGCCAGCTACGGAGGCAACAGTGTTCCATTCGCTGTGAACATCATCGCTTATTTGAACGGGATAGTTTGCCTGAAATTTTGTGCCATCTGAAACTGTAACGTTTTTCTGGCCTGAAGGCGCATCAACTGTTATGGCTGTGGGAATGACGTAAAAGTACGGGGCGTACTGCATTATGAAATCGTAATAGCTTTGTGGAACGTTCACTTTTCCACCAGCTCATCTATCAACTTTTTAATCTCACAATGAGTACAAACGGAATAACCAGATACAGAACACTTTTCGCACACAAGCTTGCTGAGTCTCTTAAGCTTCTCAATCTTAGCCATCTTAGCCATCAAACGATTTCCCGCCTCTCAGAAAGCCCCAAACCAACAAGTTTGCTGTAAAGGAGAAAGGAAAGTCCACCGCAAAGCCTTCTGATTGGTTTCGGGTTTCATGACGATGTTATGATTTCAACATCATAGCCGTTATCCATGAGCTGCTTAAGTTCGGCGCTTGTCAAAACCATTTTGACGCCGTTCACTTTAGCAACGATGTAGTTACCCTTACCTAACACATGACCCCAATAGCTCATTTGTTGGCACGCTCACTCTCAATCCTTTTGAAACAAGTTCCAAATGGACAATGATAAACGCCGATCCTATCAGTCAGAATTGCATGAGCACAATAGGCTCCCCAAAAACATTCTTTCATGGGTTGATCAACCCGCCCCGATATGTCGGGACTTCGTCTTTGGCTGAAGCTTCAGCAGCCTTCACGGGCAAAGCAAAATTCACCAGGACTCTGAGCAAGTCGTTCCGGAAGCCCTGAACTGCTCCTTCAAACGCAAGCCTACCAATTGAAGCCTTTGTTATGTAAAGGTCTCCGAGACGATAGTCGAAGGCGCCGAGGAGCATGCCTCCGCTTGCAGCCACAAGGATACGCAATGAAGCCAGGTTTAATGCAGCCATTTTAGCCCAGTTGTAACGTGGGTCCGTGGTTTGCAGGTCTTGACCTACGATAGAGTTAACGTAAAGATTTGCAAAATCAACGTGTGCCAGAAAAGATGCTTGAGAGACGGATAAACCGAAAACCGTGTAAGTTAGACTTCCAGAGTCATACGTAGCGTTTAGCTGGGCCTGAATATCTGCAACAGTAATATATTGAATAGCCAAACGTTTTTCGCCCTGCTCCTACGAAAAATAGGAGCTTCGTCTTAATTTTCAAAGACTCTACGGGGTTTTATCCTGTCGATGGAGGTGTCGGTGTTGGCGTTGTCGAAGTTGGTGTTGGTGCCTCGACAACTTGGGCTTGGAGGAAACTATTCACCACAGACTTTATCGCCATCAGAATAGCAGTAATTCCTAAAGACAATTCTATCGGGAATGCTGCAGCGAATATTATTATGGCACCTTCGAACCACATCCACGTAGAATACAGCTTTTGTATCTCGAATTTGACAGTCACATCACCGAGTTTATATCTTAAGAATCCAAACAACGCCCAACCGAATCCTGCCATTAGCGCTATAGGCGATACTCGGAAGAAAGACTGGAGCATATACACAGCCTTGACTTCCCAATCAACGGTGATTGTTGAAACATCTATCGCCATGACTGCTGGAGACAGATATTCCAAGACTGCTATAGCGACTATCAGAATAAGGATGCCTTGAAGCAGCTTTTCATTCATCTTTTCTTCTTCACCTCCCTTTAAGGCTCGTTTTGTTTCGCCTCAAGGGCAAACCTTGAAGCATTGAAACAAAAAACGTGAAAAATAAGAAAATGAGGAAATGAACTGAAAAGTTCAGTCTAATTCTAAGTTGTTGCCAAACCCGTAATTTTGCTGATTGCCTCTCCGCATGTAATCACTGGCGCGAACCTTGTCGTAAGACTGATGTCGATGGCGTCGAACTCTTTTTTGATGTCAATATCAGTAAGCAGAGGTCGCTTGATAACGAAAAATCCCAATGGGGCATAGGATGCGCTTAGATTTTGGCCCGTACTAAGCACGTAAGCAGTGCCTACAGGTACAACGTTGCTAACAAAGAATTGCAATCCATACACTGTCCCTATGGCGCCAGTTTGAACTACTGGCTCGCCATATTGAGCGTATAACGAAAATTGGGGCAAGTACTTGAGATCACGTGCATTAATAGGGTTGACAAGCAGAGAATCAGCGATAAAGTTGTAGCTGGCAATTTTCGCTTCAGCCCAAAGCAAATCTTTTGTGCCGATGCCACCGCTTATGGTAAACTCTGAGCCTGTTGCTCCAAGGCTCTTGCCCGTGCCAGCGCTGCTACTACCGGCTGCTGCATCAATGACTGTCATGCAGTCCTTGTCGATTTGATAAGCCATACGTCTCGCAAGACGTCGGAGTTGCTGTTCAATCACTGGAATGTAGAAATCTTCGATTGCCTCACGCGAAATCCTTTCTCGCAGCCCTTTCTTGTAAGGCGTCACAGTTACGGTTGTTAAAGGTGTAAAGTCCATCGGAATTTCCGCTCCTTCGCTGATCTCGCTTATTCCGATACTTCTTGAGCCCTGTTCCTTCGCAAACGTCGCTGTTCGACCTGCAACCAATGGAAACTCTGGCAACAATCGTTTTACGACAAGGGCAGGCATCGTCAATTCTATAATGTGCTTGTGGAGCGCTGGGTACGCTATTGCGCCTGTGTCAACCCATGTAAAAGCATCACGAACCATAGCCATTTCAAATCACCTTTTACCAGAGATCAATGTATGCGGTGCCGCCGCTTGCGGCGCCTGCGGTTGCTTGACCTACAATCGTAGTGTTCAGAGTCGTGTTGTCTGTTACAAATTGTGTGCCATTCTGTGGTTTGACTTGATCTCCTGCGGCTATAGTGCCATAAGCGATTACTCTGCAAATTCCTCTTTTCAGAACACTAACGCTTTTGCCGCTTAGAGCCTTCGTAAGAGCTATGCCTGCAAATTTCTTAGTGCCCGCAACGACAGTTGACCTTTTAACCGTCCAATCTGCGCTGTATTCGAGAACATCGCCTATATTAATGTCTTCACCCGCGATAAGGGTTACAATGTAACGATCTGAGACAAGCGGACTTGTTCCTTCTAATTGTGGAACGCTCATTCAAAACACTAACCTTTGAAGGTTTGCGTCTGCAACATCCTGTGAGCTTTCAGAATGTCCTTGAACCAATCATAATTGCCCAACACATCCTTCTGTATCTCATCAACCGCTACGATGCCCTTGCCAGAAGCCTTTTTTGCTTCAGCTTCAGCCTTCGGAACCTTAGCCTCTTCTGCTTCCTCTGCTTCTTCAGCTTCTTCAGCTTCTTCGCCTTCTTCGCCTTTCTCTGGTTGTTGCAATTGTTTTTGCAGTTCGCTTATTTTCTTGCTCAGGGTCTTCTTCGTTGCCCTTTTGGCAACTTCAGCCTCAAGGTCAGCCACTTTCTTCTTTAAAGCGTCAATATCGGCTTCACTTGACTGCATTATCTGCTTTTGAAGGTCCTGTAGTTTATTCATGAGGTCTTGATATTCCACTTGCTTCGGCGCTGTCTCGCCTGGCGCCACATTCACTACGCCCTGTGCCTGATGCGGAGAAGCCTTCGCCTGAGCATTTTGTTCAGACAAAGGTTTCACCTCCTTTGTTTCATTCTTTTTGTTTTCAGGTTCTTGCAGCTCTCGCTTAGAACCCACATCTTTGTTATCTTCCGATAACTGTGAATTAGTCACGGATTTTATGATTGCATCCCATTGGCTATCATTCATTGCAGCGTAGAAACCTACGGGTTGAAACTCAGTTGTCTGATAGGCTGGGCTTGCGACAATGCTTAACTCTCGAACTTGGGGCTTGTGAACTATTTCCCAAGCTCCAGGGCAAAGGTGAACAAGCATGCCCTCTTTCCGCGTGGGCCTCTTGCATTTACTGCATTCGACATTATCACTGTCGACTTGAGCGCTTACGTGACTCACGTAGTTGCGAAGAATTTTCTCGATAAGTTTTTCTTCGCCAACTTCAGCGCGGAAAAGCACTTTGTTACCATCACGTTTAGCCTCAGCAACCTTGCCGACAACCATCAAGGCACTTTCAGCATGATCAACACGCAGCTGGGCTCCTAAAAGGGTTTGAACAAAGAAGTCAAGGTCTTCCTCTGGAATTTGCCACTTGTTAGCGTTAACGCTCGTGTC